AGTATTTCCAACTCTGAGCCGATTTTTAGAAAAAGGGTATCTGCCATGAAAGCACGATTTTGGAAAAATCGAATAGTGAAGAGCTTGCGGCAGGTCAACATTGATCCGGGACAGTATCAGGCGGTCATAGATACGCTCTCGGACATCCTGGAACAGCGCGACGCCATCTATAAGCAGTATGTCGACGAGGGCTCGGTGCCAATCATTGAGTACACGAACAAAGGTGGAGCGACCAACACGGTCAAGAATCCGCTGCTCGTTACCTGGGCGGATTTGAACACGCAATCCCTCGCTTACTGGAAGGAACTCGGCCTCACGCCGGCAAGCTACAAGAAGATGACCGGCGGAAAGCCTGCGGAAAAGAAGAGCGCGCTGGTGGATGCGCTTCAATCCCTTGCGTAGACGGAAGAAAACAGATAACTGGCAGGAGGCACTTGCCTATGCTGAGGGCATTCGGGACGGTGCGATCATCGCCAACGCCGACCGCAGGAAATGCGTTGAGCGGTTTTTCCGGGACCTGAAGAATCCGGATTATGAGATTGATCATAAGGGACCGGAGTTCGTCATTAAAATCATCGAGCGTACCCTGTGCCACCAGCAGGGCGAGGCGCTCGACGGCACTCCGATGCGCGGCAAGCCTTTTTTGCTTCAGCCGTTCCATAAATTCATCATCTACAATCTTCTCGGCTTTGTGCTGAAGGGCACAAAGATGGTGCGCTTTCACGAAGCGCTGATTTTCATACCGCGAAAGAACGTCAAAACGAGCTGGGCGGCATCAATGGCGTGGGCCTTATCGCTCTGGTACCGCAAATCCGGCGCGAAGACTTACGTCTCATCTGCGGCGCTCATGCAGTCGCTCGAAACTTTTGAGTTTCTGAGCTACAACGTCAAGCGGATGGGCGAGGATGATAAGAACGGCGGACACGTCCATATCATAGACAATAATAACGAGCATTCGTTGGAGGCAACACTCCCGGATGGCTCGTTTTTTATTCGTGCTCTGGCGGCCAATCCGGACACGCAGGATTCTCTGAACTGCAACATCGCCATTTGTGATGAAATCCATGCATTCAAGTCCACGAAGCAGTACAACCTTTTCAAGGAGGCCATGAAAGCCTACACGAATAAGCTCCTCATCGGCATCAGTACGGCCGGTGATGATGCGAATGGATTCCTTGGCCAGAGATTGAAGTATTGCCGGTCAATCCTTGATGGCACTATCAAGGATGAACAGTATTTCGTTTTCATTTGCTGCGCGGATCCGGACGAGAACGGAAACATCGATTACACGAATCCCATCGTGCACGAAATGGCCAACCCGTCTTACGGCGTCACAATCCGTCCGGATGACATCCTGAACGATTCCCTGCAGGCACAGAACGACCCGCAGCAGCGCAAGGATTTCTTCGCAAAGTCCCTGAACGTCTTTACCAATGCCATGAAGGCGTATTTCGACATCAGGGAGTTTCAGAATTCCGACAAGAAATATGACTGGACACTGCAGGAACTTGCCAAACTGCCGATTAAGTGGTTTGGCGGCGCTGACCTGTCCAAGATGCATGACCTCACGGCCGCGGTGCTCTACGGCGAATATCAGGGCGTCAACATTGTTGTTCCGCACTGCTGGTTCCCGGTGGTCGCCGCCCACGAGAAAGCCGAGAAGGATAACATCCCGCTCTTTGGCTGGATGGATGACGGATGGCTGACCATGTGCAACACACCGACCACCGAATACAGTGATGTGGTCAGGTGGTTCAAGCAGATGCGTCAGATGGGCTTTAAGATCGTGCAGGTCGGCCATGACCGGAAGTTCGGACGCGAATACATACAGCTCATGCGGCGCGAAGGTTTTAAGATCGTCGACCAGCCGCAGTATTACTATGTCAAGTCCGAGGGCTTCCGGCACATCGAAAAAGCCGCGAAGGATGGCAAGCTCTACTACCTGCACGCGGATCCGTACGAATACTGTGTGGAGAATGTGCGGGCGGTCGAAAAGACAGATGACATGATCATGTACGAAAAAATTCAGCAGACGTACCGGATAGACATATTCGATGCGTCTGTTTTTGCTTGTGTACGTTACCTGGAAAACTTAGATAAGAATGCGCGTGTCGCAGAATGGTGGAAGGAATGAGCAAGAGAAATAAAAGAAAATCCAATATCCGGAGCGGAACGGCGCGAGCGGCGCAGGTCGCCAATTCCACAAGGGCAACGATCCTTTTATCCGACACTGCGGCCTATGACATGCTCTGTGATTCGGAGGGATACACGAAGCTCAGTAAGAATCCGGAGATCGTGACCGCCATCACAAGAATCGCCGATCTGGTATCAAGCATGACCATCTACCTGATGGCCAACACAGCAAGCGGTGATACCCGCGTCATTAACGAGCTGTCGCGCAAGATCGACATAAGCCCCAACCGATTCATGACCCGCAAAACCTTTATGTATGCGTTCGTCATGAATCTAATGCTACACGGCAACGGCAATTCGGTCGTGCGGGTGCATACGGACCACGGCCTTATCGGAGATCTGGAACCGATACAGCCCTATCGGCTCAGCTTTGAGCATGATGGCACATATGGATATAAAGTGCGGATTGACGGGAAAGTGTATGAACCGGATGACCTTATCCACTGCGTATACGTTCCCGATGAGAATTTTCCGTGGTACGGTGCCGGGCTCCGGGTGCCGATCAAGGAAGTCATTAAGAACCTTGCCCAGGCGCGGAAGACGGAAAACGCATTCATGTCATCTAAATACAAGCCTCCGCTTGTGGTCAAGGTCGACGGTCTCGCGGATGACTTCTCGAGTAAGGCGGCGCGGTCGAAGCTGATCGAGGAATACCTGGAAACATCCGAGGCGGGTCAGCCGTGGATCATTCCCGCCGATTTGATGGACGTCAAGGAAATACGACCGCTCAGCCTGTCCGACCTGGCTATCAATTCCACCGTGGAAATCGACAAGCGGACAGTCGCGGCACTGGTAGGCGTGCCGGCATTCCTCCTCGGCGTGGGCGAATACTCACAGCAGGAATGGAACGGCTTTGTCAATAATACCATCGGCCCGATCTGCAAGGGCATCGAGCAGGAATTCACTCGTAAGCTGATCATTTCGTCGAAATGGTATTTCAAGTTCAACACCAAATCCCTCATGGATTGGGATATCGAACAGATTGCGGAGGTCTACGGCTCGCTTAGCGACAAGGGTATCATTACCGGCAATGAAGTGCGCGATAAGCTCGGCATGAATCCGCTCGAGGGCCTCGATAAGCCGAGAATCTTAGAGAATTACATCCCGGTCGATAAGATTGGCCAGCAAAAAAAGCTTGTTCAGGGAGGTAAAGATGATGAATAGAGACATCAGGCAGGTCAGGACATGCATGTCTGACTTTAAAACAAGAAAAGACGGCGATACTCCCCATATTTCGGGATATTTCTCCGTTTTTAATAGCAACTATGAAATATTCAAGGGCTGCACTGAGTCCTTTGCTCCGGGCGCGTTCACCGAGGAATTGCATTCGGATGTAAGGGCCCTTGTAGACCATGATACGAGGATCGTCCTCGGAAGAACAATCGCCGACACACTCGAACTCCGCGAAGATAATCACGGGCTGTATGGTGATATAGCTGTCAATCCGAAAGACAGCGAGGCCATGAATTGTTGGGCAAGAGTTGAACGGGGAGATGTTTCGCAGTGTTCTATTGGCTTCAATATCTTAGACGAAGAACACGAAGAACGCGAGGACGGGACGCATCATTGGACAATCAAGAAAGTAAAGCTTTTTGAAGTTTCTGTTTGCACATTTCCCGCCTACGAAGAGACTGCTATATCTGCCAGAAAAGCAGACATTGCGGATATTGAAAAGCGTAAAGCCGATGTCTGGCGGGAAGAAAAAAGAAAGAAATTGAAGGAGGTAGCCCATGGCACTCAGGGTATTGATGCTTAGGAAGCGCATCGAGGACAAGCGCAGCGCACTTGAGGAACTGAAGAAGGTCGATTTCGCACAGCGCGAAGCAGATCTCGAGAAAGCTATCGAGGAAGCAAAGACCGACGAAGAGCGCTCCGTAGTCGATGAGGCTATTGAGAAGTTTGAAACAGAAAAGCGTGAGAACGCTGAGGCGGTCAGAGAGCTTGAGGGAGAAATTGAAAACCTCGAAAAAGAGCTCGGAGAGATCGAAAAGAACAATGAATCACAGCCGGAAGAGCCGCAGGGTGATGCGGATCCGGAAGAGAAAACAGAAGAAAGGAGCGGTTTCGCTATGTCTGAAATGACAAAGAGAGTCGGGCTTTACGCACTGACCGAAGAAAAAAGAAGCGCACTGATCAAGAGGGATGATGTCCAGACATTCCTTAAGCGTACACGCGAGTGCATCGAGTTCAAGAGAGCACTGACCAACGTCGGCCTTACAATCCCGCAGGTTATGCTTCCGATGCTGAGGCAGATCGTAGAGGCTAACAGCAAGCTGATTGGCAAGGTAACACTCCGCAGAGTGACCGGCACAGCCCGCATGAACGTCATGGGTACGATCCCCGAAGGCGTATGGACTGAAATGTGTGCAACACTGAACGAGCTTTCACTCGGGTTCAACAACACTGAGGTTGACGGTTACAAGGTTGGCGGATTCTTCGCGGTCTGCAACGCAGTGCTTGAGGATTCTGATCTTAATCTTGCGAATGAGCTTCTGACATGCCTTGGTATCGCGATCGCGAAAGCCCTGGACAAGGCTATCGTATACGGCACAGGCACAAAGATGCCGCTCGGTATCGTCACAAGACTCGCACAGACTTCTGCTCCGGCGAACTACGGCGCTACAGAAAGAACATGGGCAGACCTGCACAGCTCCCATGTACTGGCCGGCGCTGGCGCTTCCGGTATCGCACTGTTCCGCGAGCTGGCAGGCCGCAAGAAAGTGATCAAGAATGATTACTTCAACAGCGGAATCTTCTGGCTGATGAATCAGAATACGCACACCGATCTGCTCATCCAGTCCATGGACAAGAATATGAATGCAGCGATCGTGGCCGGCATCAATGACACAATGCCGGTAGTTGGCGGCGAGATCATCGAACTCGACTTTATCCCGGATGGCGACATCGTATTCGGCTACGGCGAGGCTTATCTCCTTGTCGAGCGTGCCGGCACGAAACTCGGACAGTCCGAGCATTACAGATTCATCGAGGATCAGACAGTCTTCAAGGGTACAGCCCGTTACGACGGCAAGCCGGTCATTGCTGAGGCGTTCGGCGTCTGCTCAATCACGAGCTCCGCTCCGACAACGAGCGGTATCAGCTTCGCGGCCGACTCAGCCAACACAGTAGCAGAGAGCTCTTCCAATTCGAGCGACAACGGCTGATAAGCAATAGCAGCAAACATTCAGGAGGTAACGCATGACCACAACGGAAATCGTAAGCATGTTAAAACTTGACCTGCAGAATCCTCCCGACGCGATGGATGATTACCTGACATTCCTTGTCAACTCAGCCACCTCGCAAATCGGGGATAAGGGCATCACGATAGATCTGACTGCAGTCGATGACTGTCATCTCGTTGTCATGTACGCCTCCTGGCTCTACCGCAAGAGGAACAGCAACGAGGGAATGCCGCGGATGCTGCAATATTCGATGCACTCTCGCCTCATCCACGAGAAGGGCGACACAAGCGAGGAGGACGATGACGCATGATGTTAGCAGACGGCGTTCTGAGGATTTACACCCTGCAGAACACAGCCTCACAGGGCGCTATGCCCGTCGAACAGCTCGTAAGCACCGATAACCGTGACCATTTCTATGCGGACCGCGTAGTCGGTTTTTCGCGGCAGTACGCGGCGAAGGGCGTCGACCAGCGCATCGATAAGCTCGTACGCATATGGGCAACACCTATTGAAATTGGCGCCTACGTCATCCTCGACGATGCCGACCAGTACCGCGTAGACATGGTGCAGTCGTTCCGCGATGACGAGGGCCTGAAAGTCGTAGACCTTACACTCAGCAAATTGGAGGCAAATTATGACGTCGCTACAGAATAGACTTCGTGCCTTCGGCGCTGAGCTTGCCGGCACATGCTCGGAGGTATGGCACTATAACAGACCGACACGGACACAGCCACCGTTCCTCATCTGGGCAGAAGACGGCGAGGGCGACATGCCCCTAAATGCCGATAACGCCAAGGTCGAGCAGACTATCCATGGTTACATTGATTATTTTACCCTGACGGAATTCGACTCGGCGGTTGATGACATCCAGGACGTTCTTGCCGCGCACGGCTCGGAATGGCGGCTCAATGACGTGCAGAAGGAAGAGGAAACGAAC